AAAACGATGTGGTGAAAAGACTCTTTTTAGACTGACCAATCAAGAAACTCCTGCGGGTCATTATATGATGACAAGGAGTCTCAAGATATACTACGTTGATCCTATCATGTCGTGGATTCCTCCCATGTCTATGGAATTGCCACCTATTAGTTTCTCAATTAAGGAATTGAGTTCTTCTTTGCGAAATAGACACGTATCAGGCAAATAATACTTGACTTCAGCAGTCTCATACTATATAATGTAGATTATTATACAAGAGGTTGATTTTGAGTAGTTGGATTGAGCACAAATATATCACCTTGTTATCAAATCGTCTCGAAGGATTCACAAGAAAATCTTCAAATCTCTGGAATTTTCGTTGTGTATTATGCAATGATTCTCAATCTAACAAAAATAAGATGCGAGGGTACATTTATGAATTGAATGGCTCATATGCATTCCACTGCCACAATTGCGGTGTAACTCTTTCATTCATTAACTTCCTCAAAAAGATTGATGAGAGGCTGTTATTCGTATCTAATATAGAACA